TTTTATTACATTAATTTATTATCATTGTACTAATGAAAGCAAAACATACAAGATGTGACTTTACTGTTCCTTTGTACGATGTGTCTGTATATGTTTACATATCAAATGATATGTCTAATAATGTATCTGCAATTAATAATGATTTTGGATTAAACTCCACTAACGTTAATTCTCAGGGCAAGTCTATGCAGTTTAGTAACAATAAAGAAACTAAGTTTGCTATGCTTTTTAAAGATGATGATAATTTAGATAAGGTAATAACTCATGAATCATTGCATATTTCTTGGTATATTTGTGAGTACGTTGGTATTGGGCTAACTCCAAATAACCATGAAGCACAAGCTTATATTCTTGAATACATAGTAGATAAAGTAAAAAGCTTTTTGTTTTGAGTAGAGGTAGGTTAAATAAAAATGGAAATCCTTTTGAGGAATGTGATAGAGAAATTACAGTTGAAGTAATGAATACTATTTCTGGTTTAAGTAAGACCGGAGTAAAGATGTTAGAATATATGATGTCCTATTCTCCAAAGGATGCTAATAAGATTTATATTGAAAAGAAAGCATTTATGTTTGATTGTGATATGAAGGAGAAATCATTCTTTAATGGTATTAAAGATTTAGTAAATAATAATATTATTGCTACATCAGATATATCGTTTGAGTATTATTTTAACCATGCCTATTTTGGCAAAAAAGAAAAAACAAAATGATTGTAGAAAGAATATCAGAAACAATGTTTACTATTGACGGAGAATTAGCTGAACTGTATGAAGGAAGATTAGAATTTTCCAGTGGTGAAGAAATAACTTATTATCAGTTTAGAGCTGTTCAAGAGTTTTTAGATATAGAAGAAAATGATCTTCGTAACTTAGCACATAGAAAAGTAGTAAGACTACTTGCTGAGTTAGGTATTAAAAGAGAAAAGTAAAGTAATGTTTAACGAGCTTATTGAAATAGATAAAGAAGGTAATGTATTTATTCAAGATGATTCTATTGCCTTAATGCCAAAACTATGGGCTGTCTATAAAGACAAGTATGGTGGAAGTAAAATGGTAAGGTGGATTATATCAATGGATGATTACAAGTCTCCATTTCGTAGATTACCTGAAGAAGAACGTTCTGAAAGATTGACAATGAATATATTTGGAAAGAGAACATTAAGAAGAACTACTGAAAAACTTGTTACAGAAGCAAGGCACGAATATAAAATGTTACAGTTTGACCCTATGGTTGATCAGTATAATGCAATGAGTGAGCAAATGTTTCTTATGACTCAAGTATTTAAGTCTATGAAGCCTTCTAAAGATAATTTAGCTGATTTAAATGATATGCAAGTAAAAATGCAAAAAGCAGCAGAAGCACGAGAAAAGCTTAAAACAATGATTATTAAAGACCAAGATTCTGATTCTAAAATAAAAGGTACAGGTTCAGATGATTTTTCAATATTTGAAAACGAACAAAGATTAGACGATTGATATCAGCAGAAAAATATTCTCCAGTACTATTTGATAAAAGTATTAATAAGTTTGAAAGCTTTAGAACAGACAGTTTAGAGTATTCACAATTTTGGAGAACTCAAAAGGATAGAATATTAAATGGCTACAAACCTAATGGAGGTGTTTGGATTCCGGGTAATTATTATTTCTATTTAAACTTTTCTAAAATACATGGATTAAACCCAGGTGCAAAACGTAAGAGCATGATATCTCCATTGTATCGTGACCAAGACCACGAGTACTATCAGGAAGTTCATGAAGCTAAAGAAAATGGTAGAGGAATTATTGTTTTAAAAGCAAGGCGTAAGGGGTTTTCTTTCATGAATGCCAATATACTTCTGCATGAATGGACTTGCTTTCCTCATTCTGAAAATGGATTAGGAGCGCAGAAAGAAGATTACGTGCAAGATTTTAGAAAGAAGATGTTACTATCGTATAACGAGCTACCACCTCAGTTTAGAAATAAGATACTTCATAACAATGAGGAAATCTTTATGTCTGGATATAAGGAAAAGGAGAATGGTATATGGATGGAGAGAGGAACTAAGTCTATGATTCACTTTAGGGTAATGGAAAAGCCAAATGCTTTTAGGGGTACTTCACTTAACTTTATGGTATTTGAAGAAGCTGGTGAGTTTTTAAAGCTTAAACGTTCTTTTGAATCTTCTGAAGATTGTTTTAAAGAAGGTGATGTATTTTTTGGTACACCTATTATTGGTGGAACTTCTAACAACATGGAGATTGAGAGTGATGATTATATGGAAATGTTCTATAATGCTGAACGCTATAATTTAAAGCCTGTATTTATTAAAGCTTCTAAAGTATTTGGTAGTTTCTTTGATATGAGTACCGGTAAGTCTGATGTTAAAGGTGCTGAAGAATATGTAATGGCTGAAGCTCAACGTAGAAAAGAATCAGGTGATTTACAGACTTACTATTCTTACTTACAAGAGAATCCATTAGAAGTAGAACATGCTTTCTTTAAATCAGGAGCTACTCCATTTGATTTAACCAAGATTAATAGTCAGATAGGTAATATCATGACTAATAAGAATTTTGATATTGTTAAAAAGGGAAGATTAGATTGGCCGAAAAATAAGGATGGTAAAACTGTATTTGGAGGAAAACCAATATGGGTAGATGATGATGGTAGCTTAGATGCTAATGATATTAATAAAGAAATGTTTCCATTTGAGATAATTGAAAGACCGTTAGACGGAATTAAAAATGCTCATGTTGCTGCAGTCGATCCTTATCATATTGACGATGAGTTAGAGGAAATGAAGAAAGGTGGAAAAGCAGATAACAAGTCTAAAGGTTCAATGTGTGTATATAGAAGGTTTGTTGATACTAATACTGTATGTGAACTACCAGTTGCCTTTTATACAGATAGACCTTATTCAAAAGAAGCTTTTTACGAAAACTGTTTAAAGATGTGTATTTATTATGATTCAAGAATATTAGTTGAATACAATGATGATGGTTTTTTAAAGTACTTTATTAAAAATAAGATGCAGAGATATCTAAAAGAGCGACCACGTTCTGCTGATTCTCCAAATAGTAAAGCTACTAACAAGTATGGGGTGCATATGAAATCATTTCAAAAGAAACTACTTACAGAGCTTGTAGATGAATATGTTAAAAAACATCATGAAGATATTTACTTCTTGAAACTTTTAAATGAACTTGCAGTATATGGTAAACAAAACACAGATAGGGTAATGGCTTTTGGTATGGCTCTTATTCATTCTATGGATGCTGAAAGAAAAGTTTACGATGAAAAAGAAGATGAAGAAGCAGAAAAAATGTTTATTCCTCATTTTGGTAGAAAAAACGATGGCACTATAGTGTCTATTCATAGAGATACGGACGGTAACTTGCAGAAGTCAAGAAGAAGTCCTAATTTTGATTACGATTTTAGTGATGATTAAATTATATTAATATATGGAGTTTCCAAGACAGAATATTCCCGAATCTCAAAAAGATGAGGAATGGCACATGAATACGGTTGATGCTATTATTTCACAAAGCAGACAGAATACGAGATACTTGTCAACAAGAAAAAATGACCACGAGAATTACCTAATTGTAAATGGAGACTTTGATAACAAACAGTTTGAGTATGTTACTGATATGTATGGTATTACTGCTCCTGCAAGATTAGTAAATTATCCAATTATACTTCCTAAACTTGATTTACTTGCTGGTGAATTAATATCACAACCATTACAATACACTGTAAATGTAGTAAACAGAAATGCTATTCGTAGAAAAAACGAAAAGCGAACTCAGATTGCAGCTGAAGTTATACTCAAGCCTATTCGTAGAGAAATAGAAAAGGTAATAGGTATGCCTCTTCCAGATGAAGATTTAGGTGCTGAAATTCCTGAAGATGTAGATGCTTATACTAAAATGAACTTTCGTGACCATGTAGAAGAAATGGTTTATACGGGTCTTTCGTATTGCTCACAAAAATGGGGATTAGACCAAGTGTTTAAAAGAGGATTTTATGATTTAGGAATTACCGGTAAAGAGTTTTACAGAGTAATGTTAAAAAATGGTGATCCTTATGTAGAGCGTTGTGACCCAAGGTCAATGCTTTATGATATAGATTCAGATAAAGAAAATATTAAAGATTCTAAATATGCTGGTGTAGATAACTGGTATACTGTTAATGAAATACTTGATACTTATAATCTTTACTTAACTAAAGAACAAGTTGATGAAATTGAAGAATTAGAACAGCAAGATACGGCATGGTATCAAGAACAAAACTCTCAATACGATAATTATACTTTTGCTAATGGAGAGTCAATGAAAGTTCGTGTAGTTGATGTTCAATGGCGTTCATTTAGGTCTGTTAAATATAAAGTATCTCCAAATAAATATGACCCTTCTATTGATTATCATAAAAGAGTTAAGGATAATTATAAAGCTAAAAAAGGAGAAAAAGTTGTTACTAAAGTAACAAACGATGTTAGGCAAGCTGTTAAAATTGGTCACGCTATTCTTATTAAATGGGGTAGAAAACCTAATCAAATAAGATATGAAGAAAATTATTCTAATACTTCATTAGATTTCTTTGGTGCAATTAGAAATAACTTTAATGGACAAACATTGTCTGTAGTAGATTCTCTTAAAAACATACAAATACTTTATAACATCGTAATGTATCAAATAGAACTTGCACTTGCAAGGTCAGGTTCTAAGGCTATTGTATATGATGTTTCTCAGAAACCTAAGAATGTACCATTAGAAGATGTAATGTATCATGCTAAAAACTCCGGTCTTATTCTTATAAATTCTCGTCAAGAAGGCATGAGTAACTTTAATCAATTTCAATCCATTGATTTTACGTTATCTCAATCAGTTGCTCAAATGACTAATTTAAAAATAATGCTTGAAGATACTGCTGATAAACTTACAGGAATATCAGCTGCTCGTGCCGGGGTAACTAAGTCAGGAGATTTAGTGGGGGTTACAGAAAGAAATGTAATGCAGTCTACATTAATTACTGCTCCATTATTTGATTTACATTATAACCTTGTTGGAGATGTATTGCAAGGTCTATGTGCTTTAATGAAGCCAGCATGGGGAATGGAAGGTCGTATGGCTAATATATTTGGAGATATGGGTATGCAAACCTTTAAAATTGACAAATCTATTGCTTTGGACGAGTATGGTATCTTTGTTGAGAATAGTGGTAGAGAAGTTCAACGTAAACAATCTATGTTGGCTTTAATGGATAGATATGCTTCGTCAGGCAACTTAGATCCTATGGCTGCAATTAAAGCTGTAAATGCAGATAATGCTACTGAAGTAGAATCAGTATTAGTTCAAGGTCTTGAAGCGGTTCAAGCTGCATCTCTTGATATGGAACAACAGCAAATGGCTTTACAAGAACA